TGCCGCAGGCGCGGCGCCGAACTACATCCGGGTAGCCGCACGGAATGAGTGCTACATCCGGGTTGGCAGTTCGACCGTGGTGGCGACCGCCAATGACGCGCTTGTACAGCCTGCCGACTCGCTGACGCTGCGGGTTGGCGGGAATACGCATATTGCCTACATCCAAGGCACTGCGGCCGGCCTGGTGAACGTGGTCCCGCTTGAGGATGTCTGAACATGGGAGTGTTCACCGACATCGATTACAGCGCCACTGACCGGCAGATTGTCGTTCAGCGCTCGCAGGACGTTGAACCGATCATCGAGCACCTTGCAGCCCTGCGGCAGGACTCGGACGGCAAGAGCAAGACCGGCGAGCTTTACCACGTTGGGGATATCCCGATGGCGGTGGTGGAAACGTACCTGAACGAAAACGGGGTGACGTTTCACGAGTTCATCAAGGATGACACGCACATCAAGCGCATCCTGATGAATCCCGACTTCGCGAAGTTCAGGGTCTGGCAGGGTCGATTCTGATGGCACTCGACGGCACCTACACCGGCCTACTGGCCTCAGTCGCGCAGTGGCTGGACCGGGACGACCTTACCGCCGTCATCCCTGATTTGGTGACGCTGGCCGAGGGCCGGATTGCCCGTGATCTTCGCCTGCGCAATCAGGTGGTCACTACCACGATGACCTGCGTTGCGGGAACTCAGGAGGTGGCGCTGCCCACCGGCTGGCTGGAATTCGAGAATATCGGGATAACCGGCACGCCTGGGCGGCAGCTTACCTACGAGACGCCAGAGCAATTGGATTCGCGCTTTCCCAACGGGATCGGCAATGCCAAGCCTGCGGCCTATACGATCATCGGCACGAATCTGGTTCTGGCGCCCCCGCCTGACAGCGCCTATTCGCTCGACGCGATCTATTACAAGAAGTTTGACCCGCTGGTGACGTACTCCACGAACTGGCTGCTTACGAACTTCCCTGCGGTGTACCTGTTCGCCTCTTTGGCAGAGGCTGCGGCCTTCTTGGATCAGGACGATAACCGGGTATCGCGGTGGACCGCAAAGTACCTCTACGAGGTCAAGACCCTGCAAAGCCAGGACGACGAAGCAATCCGCAGCGGCTCGGCCCTGCGGGTGCGTACCATAGTTTGAGGGCGAAATGGCATATACGACACTTGCGCAGGGTTCTAGCGTCACTCTGACCCTGAATGACCAGTTCGATAGCGTTGAGGTAATCAATCGCTCGCAGGATTTGGCGACTATCACTCTGACCGCAGGCACATGGGTGTATGGCGGTTCACCTTTGCAGCACAGCGGCCGAGCCGTCTATCAACTTTCGCAGGCCGGGCAGATAACCATTGCGGCTGTAAGCGGCGCGCTTCAGTACGAGCAAGCGGATTCCACCGATAACCGCACAACCCTATCCCTTAGCCAAGCGGCAACGCTGCGTAACGGATGGGACCGCGCAGCGGGGCGGGCTAAGAATCGCATTCTCAAGCGCTTTACCGACACCGTTGGTGTTACTGCTGCAAATAGCGGCACGCCAGCCACGGTAAGCATTGATGCTTCCTCGCCATTTGGACGGGCCGCTTACAAGGTGGCGTTGCCAGCCGGTAATACTTATAGCGAGGTGCAACTTGCCGGGTTTAACATTGCAAGTTTCGATGCACACGTAATATGGTCCGTGTGGATTGAGGACTACACGGCAGTAACGCAGATTCAAGCGTTTGCAGGGACTTCTGGCTACAGTCGCTTTTATCAGCAAACGCACAACGTCAGCAACTCAAACCTAAACCGATTGAATGGTGAACATCGAATTGTCGTGGGTCCGCTGGCTGCCGGCGTTACAAATACGTTTGTTGGCGGCACTGACACGTTCGCAGACACGAAGCTGCGCATTTTCCCAGGCGCTGGCGGCGCCAATGTATGGGTTGATGTTGCGGTCATCCCGGCCGTTGGGCGGCCGACGCACCTCATTACCCATGATGACTGCTCGGTAACATGGGTCAATAACGCTTTGCCGTATCTGGCGAATGCTGGACTGTCCGCAACATTCGGCATCAACAGTGGCGATATTGGCGGCAGTGCTTCGCTTTATCTTTCAAGCGCACAAGTGGCGGCCATTGCAAATGCAGGGCACCAGATTAGCCCTCAATGTGACCAATACCGCCTATTCTGATGGCACGGGCGGGACACAAACGGCCGCCCAGTACACGGCAGATTTTGTTACGGCATCGGCGGCTCTGTCGGCCATCGTGGGTAACAAGATGGACGCGGCTTATCATCCTTGGGTGCAGGGGCGCACTAATCAATCGGTTATGGACACGATGCGCGCTGCTGGCCTGAAGATTGCGCGGGGCACAGACGGCGGGTACAACTTCCCACAAGTTGGCACTGGCGGGCATGTTTTGCAACTGAAAAACCAGGCGTTGCATACTTTGACCCAGGCGCAGATTGCCGCCATTTGTTCAAATGCCAAGCGATACGGGGCCACTATCTGCTGGATGGTGCATGAGATCACCACGGCAGGCGGCGTCGGCGTTGAAACCTCAATCGCAAACTATGCGTACATGGTTGGATTGGTTGGGGCCGATGTAGCGGCAGGGGTTGCGGTGCATAAGACGATGAGTGATTTCGCGCTGGATTTGTACAATGAGCGATTGGTGCCTAGCGCAATTCAGGCATGACCCCCCTAGCCGGATATACCCCAGACGTTGACCCCTCGACGCCGGGGGTAATCGTCGCAGCGACCAACGTCATCCCGCACCCAGCGGGGATGAAGGGCGCCCCTACGGCTATCTCGGTGACTGATGTCCCTGCGCTGGCTGCGACCTGCCTGAATGCTGCTGTCGCCACCAAGTTGGACGGCACGCGGCGGGTTATCTCTGGCACCAGTAACAAGCTGTACGAACTGAGCGGTGGTGCTTGGTCTGATGTTTCTCGGGGCGGTAACTACTCGCTCGGCTCGGACGACCGGTGGTCATATGTGCAGTTTGGAAACGCCACGCTGACGGCGAACAAGAGCACGGTAGTCCAGCGCTCCAACGGCTCGGGCGCGTTTTCTGACATCGCCACGGCGCCAAAGGCTGCGGTCATCGCCTCTGCTGCGGGTTTCGTGCTGGCCTTCAATACCAACGAGGGCACGTATGGGGATTCGCCGGATCGCTGGTGGTGCTGCGGCATCAACGATGAGACTACTTGGACGCCCAGCCCTACCACGCAGGCGACCACTGGCCGGCTTGTCTCTGCGCCCGGGTCTATCACCACTGCAAAGGCTTTCGGCGATCAGGTGGTGGTTTACAAGGACCGCGCCATCTACATCGGCCGCTATGTCGGAACCCCTGCGGTATGGCAGTTTGACGCCATTCCCGGCGATATTGGCTGCGTCGGCCTTGATGCTGTTACCGACATCGGCCCGGCGCATATCTTCGTGGGGCGCGGGGACATCTTTTACTTCGACGGCACGCGGCCGGTGAGCATTGCCGAGGGGCAGGTGCGGCAGTGGTTCTACGATAACGCGAGCCAGCAGTATCTGTACAAGACCACGCTTGTCCACGACAAGCAGGCAAACGTGGTTTGGATGTTCTACGTCAGCCGCACAAACACCACGGGCACGCTAGATTCTGCGATGGTGTATCACCTCGGGCGCAGGCAGTGGGGCGTTGCGACGATCAGCATTGAAGCTGCGCTGAACTACGTTTCGCCGGGCTTCACTTTCGACACAATGCCTGGGCCGACCTACGACGACTTGCCTGATGTTGCGTTTGACTCGCAATACTGGCTGTCTGGCGGGCGGATTCTGACGGTCTTCAGCACGGCCCACCAGATGAGTTCGCTTACCGGGGTTACTGGTTCATCGTCCATGACCCTGTTTGATGTGGGCGACGATCAGCAAGTAACCCGGCTCAATCGGCTGCGGGTTTCGTATCTGAGCAATCCGACTTCGGCAACATGCTCAGGTTTCGTCAGGATGGCACGCGGCGCCGTCACCAGCACGGGCGGCACGGGAACCTACACCAGCGGCAAGTTTGATATCCGCCAGGCGGGCAGGTTTCACCGGGTTGTGGTTGATGCGGTAGGCAACTGGGTAGCTAGCGGTGTTGACTTCAGCCTGACGCCAGGGGGCCAGCGGTGAAAAGACTTGGCCCTATCAGCCTGCCGCAGGACCACCCGAACGCCTACAGCCGACAACTGTCCGTCATGCTTTACCAGTATCTGCGCGATATTCATGAGCAGATCAACGCACTACAGGATGAGGTTGCCGTGACTTACTACGCAACGCGGTATGACCAAGACGCGGCAACGCCGACCCTCGCCTATCTCGGAAAGGCCCTAGTCGGCTCGGCCACATCCGCCGCCATCTGGCAGATTCAGAAGCTGGTTTTTGGGGCTGACGGCGACGTAACCATTACCTGGGCTGACGGCAATTCGGCATTCGACAATATCTGGGATGACCGCGCATCCCTGACCTACAGCTAAAGGCAAAAATGGCTGCATCAATTACCTTCTATCAGACGTTCCGTAAGTGGATCGGTGACGCGACCTTTGATATGGACGCCGACACCTTTAAGGTGACGCTGCACTCATCTTCATACACGCCGAACGCTGCGACGCAAACCGTCTACGCCGACTTGACGAACGAGCTTTCAACGGCAAACGGGTACACGAACGGCGGCGCCACACTGGGA